TCACCCAAGGAGTGCCGCTTCAGCGGCAGCCATTTCGTCGGCTTCGTCGGCCTTCGGGAATAGGTGCGAGTAGCGGTCCATCGTCAGGGCGATCGTCGAATGGCCCATGCGGTCCTGTACCGTCTTCGGGGGCAGGGCAAGGCCGCCGTCTTCGCGGCGGTTGACGCACCATGACGCGAACCAATGGCGCAGGGCGTGCATGCCGGAATATTTCGGGGCGAGGACCTGGTGCCCGTCCGCGTCCACCTGGTCCGTCTCGACCGTGACGCCGGCAGCGATCCAAGCCGGATGCAGGCCGCGCCGCACGATGTTGTTGAGCTGCTCGACCTTGCCGGCGCCGTTTGGGAACGCGAGATCGAGGACGAGGACCGGATTGCCGTCCGCGTCCCGCTTGCCTGTCCAGCGGCGAGGGCAGGCGAGCTTCCATTCTCGAAGCGTGTTGATGACGATCGGCGGCGCCGGCACGGTGCGCTCGCCCGACGAGGATTTGGGCGACCCAATTTCGTTGTAGCGATCGGCGCGCTGATGCACCCGGATCTCGCGGCGATCGAGATCCACGTCAGACCACCGCAGGCCGCGCAGCTCGGACGCGCGCAGGCCGGTGAAGATTGCCGTGAGAATCAGCGGACGCCATCGGCCTTCGACGGCGCCGACAAGCGCTTTGATCTCTTCGCGGGTCGGAATGTCGACGCCGATCTTCAGCTTGCCCCGGTGACGCTTCTCTTGGCGCCGATCGCTGCCGCCGCGTCGGCCGCGCACGTCGCGAATGACATTCCTGTTCGTCAGGCCCCGTTCCTGCGCGTCGGCGATCAACGTGCCGAGGGAGACGAGTATCTTCCGCACCATGGCAGGGGAGCGCCCGGCCGTCCGAAGCTGGTCCTCGAAAGCGCGGACGGCGGGGATCGTCAAAGCCGAGATCTTCGCCTCGCCGAGGTAGGGCACGATATGCAATCGGAGATGGCCTTCGTAGCTGGCCGCCGTCGTCCGCTCCAGCCCGGCCGCATCGACGCTTGCCAGCCAGAGCTTGCCGGCGGCGGCAACCGTGACGCTGGCGCTATCGGCGACGTGCGTTCCGGCGCGGATCTCGACCAGGGCGGTAGCGGCGAAGGCGTCGGCCTGTTTCTTGAGCTTGAAGGTCTTGAGCCGGCGCTTACCCGTGGCGTCGGTGTAGTCGACGACCCATGCGGTTTTCGCTTCGCCGCCGGGCGTGGTCCAAGCCCGCTTGCGGACAGACATTTCACTACTTTCCGTTTTTGTCTCTAATATTTCTAAGAGCGGCAATGGCTAGGTTTAGCTCTTCGGAGTATCGAATTACCGCTTCGGTAATTTCGTCCTCGTCCATGGCTCGATATGACTGTTCTCTATACCAGCCTGAAGGGCGATGGGTACTCTGAACACCTTTATCAAAATCGAAATAGGTTTGGACGAATTCGTAAGTTTCTTCCAAACGTTTCACAATTTCGGCGTTCATCGAGCGCTTATTCTCTGCTGCTGAACGCTTGAGCTTCTCGCGCATCCCCGGCGGGAGCCTGATTTGGAACTGTTCAAAATCAGCAGCCTTTGGCGGCATCGACCCGACCCTCGTTTTTCATAGCACTATGGGGTAGATCCGTTGACGCCAATCCTCCCACTCTGCTACCCATATCATTGTGGGGTTAACAGGAGATGGAAAGTGCATACTCAAGGGAGTGCAGGGGAAACCCTCAACCTGATCTGGGGCGCCAAGGCGATCTCCAAATTTATCGGGCGTACGGAGCGTGCGACGTTCGGCATGCTCGAAAGCGGCGAGCTGCCGGCCAAAAAGGTGAGCGGGAAGTGGGTGGCCGAGCGTTCGAAGCTCACCAACTTCTTCGTGGAGTTCGCGTCTTGATCCGCGTCATCGACGAAACTGGCCCGGCAGAGGCTGCCACCTCTCCGGGCCGTGGTTCCAACAATTCCTGCAAGGAAAGCGCTGTGAACAGTCAGCTTCATAACACCGCGTCCAGCGGGGCGGCAAGGGCGCCGTTCGACTACCGCCAGTTCTATGAGGCGATCGAAGAGCCGATCCACTCTGCGGCAGGGCGATCTCACGTTCTCTGCATGCTCGCGGATACTACGTTCGCCATGGCTGCCGAGGGCGGGGTCACCAAGGTCTTCGAGGACCAGGCGCGCACCATCGTCTTCATGATCGAAGAAGTTCACCGCGCCGTCAAAGCCCTCGACGAGATCTATCGAGAGACCTGGCCGGCGGAGGTTGTCAGTGAGACCGAGCGGAGGGGCAAGCTGATCCAGGATCGGACACGCGATGACGAAGAGCTTGCGCTGCTGCTCACCCGTCACCGTGCCGCCGCGATCGCGTTTAGGTCGGTCCTTGACGCGGCGGCTAGCGCTAACCGCTCCTCGGCAACTCAAACCGCTGGTGAGAAGGAGGCTCGGGCACTGTTGGATCACGCGTCCCGCGACCTCTTGTCGTGGCGCCCGCGCACGCTCGAAGGCAATGCAATCCGCATCAAGTACCTGACTGACGACGAGCGTGGTCTCTGGCGCGATGTGCAGCCGGAAGAGGGCGAGCTGTGGTTGCTCTTCAGTTCGATGATGGAAAAGGACGCTTGAGCGCGCTGGCGACATTCGATTTCGAATTCGAGAGCCAGCCTATTAGGTTCTTGACGGTGGATGGCCGCGAAGCTGTCATCGGAAAAGATATGGCTTTGGCTATCGGGGTCGCACGTTACCGCGATGTGTTCGGTCGCATTCCAGCCGATGAAAAGGGGGCGGTTAGTATCCGCACCCTTGGCGGGCCGCAAAAGATGGTCGTGCTGTATGAGCCGGGCATGTATCGCTTGATTTTCGAAAGCCGCAAGCAGGCGGCCGAGCGGTTCAAGTCCTGGGTGTTCGGGACGGTGCTGCCGGAGATCCGGCGCACCGGCCGCTTCGGCGGCGCGACGGCGAAACCCGAACTAGATAGCGTCCTCGCGCTTGCTCGATCCTGCGAGCTGGTCCGTCGCATCCACGGTCGTCCAGCCGCACAGCGCCTTTGGTCTGAAATGGGCGGCATGCCCTTGCCCGTCGACGAAGAGCGAGCCGCGAGACGTTCACCCCCGGCAGGCGAGGCGCCGCGATCGACCGCATCGCCGCCAAGCGCACGAAACATGCGGCAGCTCAAGGATGTTCGTCGGTTCCTGCGCTGCTGCTGCCGGCAAGTTCGCGGCGGCAAAGTGGGGGCTCGCACGCTGTATGCCGCCTATGCGGCTTGGGCGCCGATCGTGAACGCGGAACGGCTGACGCAAACCATGTTCGGTCTCCTCATGCGGCAGACGGAGATTGAGCGCGAGGACGGCCGCCGGCGGCACTATTTGGGGCTCAAGCTGACCGACATCGCCACGCATAGGATGCGCCACACGTGACGAGGTCACCGCAACCATGTCTTCGCCCGCGTGCCATGCCGCGCGAGCGCCATTATTTGGCCGCCGTCAGCCTCCCCCGCACCCCCACCGTGCGGCGGCGGCGCTTCGCCGTTTTTTGGGAGATGGCGAACGGACCATAAGCGCGCAAAATCAGTAAAGGAGCCTTGTTTTACCGCAAGTTTGCGGCCGAAATCACCCTATTCAGGGAACGGGAAAGCTGTGTCTAGTGTGCGGTTGCGATAGTTTGCGAGGGTTTGCGATACCTTGCGAGGGGCGCCGGGGAGCCGCGAAGCCCTGTGACGCAAGGGGTTTGCGATAGGTGCGAGGCTTCCTCACGTGGGCGCGCGTAAGACCATTTCACCGAGTAAGATTGGTTATATGCCTATAGAAACTGGAAAAACTATCGCGAGACTTTCGAAGTCGTTGAAAAAATTAGTGAAATTTCGGATTTTCCACCCTCGCTAACTACTGATCTACCCTCGCAAACCCTCGTAAAGTCTGACCTAGGAAATTTATTTGTGGGCAGATGCAAAAGAACGATCCTCTTGGCTCCCCTCAGACTGCAAAATATAGCTGTTACGCCTATTCAAACTCCAATCAGTACAGTTACTTCGGTTTGCATTTCAGGAAAGACTTCGACCAAGTAGGGCCTTCACTTGAGGGCCGGACGTGTCGAACTGGATTGGCGGATTTATCGGGTCGCTTCTGCGCCGCGACGTTGCGGGCGTCGTCAGCCTTTCCGACGCCCGGTTGGTCGAGATCTTCGGCGCAACGCCCGCCGCCGCCGGCATCGCCGTTACCCCGGCCTCGGCCATGCGGTCGACGCCCGTCCGGTGCGCAGTCCAGACGATCGCCGAGGCGATCGGTCAGCTTCCCATTCACGTCGTCGAGCGCGGCGAGAACGGCTCGAAGTCGCGGGCGACGGATCATCCGGCTTATGCGCTGGTCCACGACCAGGCGAACGATTGGACCTCGGCCTCCGACCTTCTCGAACAGGTCACAAGGGACGCCCTCCTTCATGGCAACGGCTATGCCTTCATCAACCGGCAGAACGGCCAGCCGCGCGAACTGATCCGCCTCGATCCACCGTCCCTCACGGTCGAGCGGGACCGCCACACGGGCGAACCGCTTTACTCGATCACGGAACAGGGTGGCCGCCGCTACCTCGATCGGCGCGACCTGATCCACATCAAGGCGCCATCGATGGACGGGCTTTCCGGCGCCAGCCCGATCACGCAAGGCCGCGAGGCCATCGCGCTTGCCCTCGTCATGGAAGAGCATGCGGCCAAGCTCTTCGCGAACGGCGCTCGCCCGTCCGGCATCCTGAAGTTCCCGAACAAGCTGGGTGCCGAGACCGCGCCCCGCATCAAGGCGTCATGGAACGCTAGCCATGCCGGCGGCGCGAAGTCGGGTGGCACGGCCGTTCTGGAGGAAGGCGGCGACTTCCAAGCCCTGACCTTCTCGTCGGTCGACGCGCAGTTCTTAGAGCTGTGGCAGCACGTCATCACCGAGATTGCCCGGATCTTCCGCGTCCCCCCGCACATGCTCTTCGAGCTGGGGCGGGCGACCTGGGGCAACGCCGAAGAGATGGGCGCGAGCTTCGTCCGCTTCGGCCTGATGCGCTGGGTGAAGGCTTGGCAGGGCGAGCTGCGCCTCAAGCTCTTCACCGCCGAGGAACGCTCCCGGTTCACCGCCGAGTTCGTCCTCGACGATCTCCTTCGCGCCGATACGACGACGCGCTTCGAGGCCTACTCGAAGGCGATCACGGCTCGCATCCTGAACCCGAACGAGGTCCGCGCCCGCGAGAACCTGCCGCCCTACGCGGGCGGTGACGAGTTCGCCAATCCACACACGACGAGCGGCAGCGCCGGGGGCGAGGCATGACCGACCATATCGACCTGTCGTTCCGGTTCGCCGCGCCCGACGAGAGCGGGATCTTCACCGGCCTTGCTGCCGTCCACACCGAACCGAACTCGCACGGCGAGACGATCCGCTTCGGCGCGTTCAAGCGGACGCTGGCCGAGCACAAGCGCGCCGGCACACGGCCTCTCATGCTGCGCGACCACGATCCCCGCGCGATCGTTGGCGTGTGGGAAACGATCGTCGAGACCGACAAGGGCCTTGCCGTCACCGGCCGCTTCATTCGCGAGACCGCTGGCGGGGCCGAGGCTTACGCCCTCGTAAAGGCCGGCGCCGTCAACGGCCTCTCGATCGGCTTCCGCGCCCGCGCCGATACGCGGGGCCCGAACGGCAGCCGGATCATCACCGATATCGACCTCGTCGAGATCTCGCTCGTCGGCCTGCCCTCGGCGGCACGGGCGCGGATCAAGACCATCCACTCGCAACATGGCCGTCCGTCGAGCGCGGCGGCCTTCATCGAAGCCTGCCGTAAGGCCGCGCGCTCTCTGGAGACACGATCATGAATTCCCTCGCCCTCCTTTCCGCTTCGAGCGCGCTGGCCGGTATGGCGGCGCTCGAAACCCGCTCAGTGCTGCCGCTCGAAACCCGCGACGAGCCGAATGACGATCCGCTGGCGGCCGCCACGGCTGCCGTCGAAGAGCTGCGTTCGGCGAACGAGAACTTCCGCACCGAACAGGCCGCCGCTGCCGATCGTCACCAGACCGAGGTTCGAGGTCTCACCGAGCGCCTGGCCGGGCTGGAAACCCGCCTCAACCGTCCGGGCGGCGGCAATCCGCCTCCGGCTGGTCCGACGATCGAGGTCCGCGCCTTCACCGGCTTCATTCGGCAGGGCCGCGAACTTCTCGGCGCCGACGAGATCCGCGCGCTTCGTACCGACGCGCAGGTTGCCGGCGGTTATCTCGCCCCGGACCAGTTCGAAGCGACGCTTCTGCGCGAGCTGGTCGAGATCTCGCCGCTTCGTCAGGCCGCTCGCGTCACGCCCGTTTCGTCCGGCGCCGTCATCCTGCCGAAGCGCACGGGCCGGATCACCGCCAAGTGGGTCGGCGAGGTCGAGGAGCGTCCCGGTACCGAGCCGACCTATGGTCAAATCGAGATCCCGGTTCACGAGATGGCGTGCTGGGTCGACGTGTCGAACCGTCTTCTCGAAGACGCGGCCATCAACATGGAACAGGAACTGGCGATCGACTTCGCCGAAGAGTTCGGGCGTCTCGAAGGCCTCGCCTTCGTCAGCGGCGACGGGATCAAGAAGCCGGTCGGTATCCTGAATGATCCGAACGTTGCCAGCGTGGCGACGGGATCGGCCACCGCGATCACGCCCGATAGCCTGATCGACCTCATGTACTCGCTTCCGCAGGTCTACCGGAACCGGGGCTCCTTCCTGATGAACAGCCGGACGATCGCGGCTGTCCGCAAGATGAAGGATGCCGGCGGGAACTTCATGTGGGTCGATGGGGTCGGAACGATCGCAGCGCCGCAGCCGGCGACCCTTCTCGGCCGTCCCGTGATCGAGGCCCCGGATCTCGCCGACGTGGGCGCTGGCGCCGTCCCGGTCGCCTATGGCGACTTCGGCTCGGCCTATCGCATCCTCGATCGCGTCGGCCTGACCGTGCTTCGCGACCCCTACACCCAGCAGACCAACGGCCTCGTGCGCTTCCATGCCCGCCGCCGCGTCGGCGCTGGCGTGGTGCGGCCTGAAGCCGTTCGCAAGCTCAAGGTCGCGGCGGCCTAAGCCGCGATCCCCCTTCATCTCTGGAGCACCATCCGATGCGCGAACACGCAAGCAGTATCAAACCCGTCGTGGCCTTGAGCCCGGCGGTTCGGGCCGCCTCGGCGATGGGCGGTTCCATCGATCGTCTCGGCTTCGAGAAGCTGTCGTTCCTCGTGACGACTGGCGACTGGACGAACGGCTCGCATGCCGTCGTCGCTGAAGAGTCAGCCGACAACGCCAACTGGACGGCGGTCCCTGCGGCATCCCTGACGAAGGCTCTGCCGACTGTCGATGCGGCAGGCAAGGGCAACGCGTCGACCCTCGTCGGCTACCTGGGCGATGCCCGCTACGTCCGCGTGAAAGCGAACGTCTCCGGGTCGCCTGCAACCGGCGCCGTCGTCGGCGTCGTGGTCCTCCTCGCTGGCGCTCGCGCCAAGCCCGTCCAGTAGGATCGGAGAGGGCCATGCTCACCATCATCGAGAAGGCGGCAAGCAAGGCCCTCACGACCACTGTGGCCGTGGAGGCCGAGTTGGGGAGCTTCGACGCTAACGAGCGCGGTCTAGTGGAGGAGATGATCCTCCGGGCGTCCGCCACAGTCGAGACGCTATGCGGTCGGACCTTCGCTCTTGAGCGGGTCCGGGAGACCAGCGCCAGCGTCCTTCGGCAGGGTGGAAGCCTCACGCTCTCGCGTTGGCCGATCGCCGAGATCCACAGCGTCACCGCCAACGGCAGTGCGCTCGGCGACGACGCCTATGCGCTGGATCACGGCATCTTGTCGGGCGCCTTTGGACGGGTCGCAGTCGAGTATAGCGCTGGGTACGTGCTGCCCGGCGTCGAGGGTCGCGACCTTCCCTATGATATCGAGCGGGTCGTGATCGAGCTGGTGAAGCTCGATTGGTTGAGCCGTGGCCGTGACGCGTCCATCCGTTCTGAGGACGTGGACGGCGTGTCGAGCATCGCGTTCTTCGGCGCGGGCTCCACGATGAGCGCCGTCACGGCGCCGCTTGCCGCCTACCGCGTCCCGGTGGCGCTGTAGCGATGCCCGTTCACGCACCCCGTATCTGTTCCTGCGGCAAGACGGTCGCCAGCGGCAAGACGTGCGCTTGCCGGATCAAGGCACGTGCCGAGGCGGACGCTCGCCGCCCCTCTGCGGCCGTGCGCGGCTATGACGCCGCCTGGAAGCGTGTCCGCTCCGACTTCCTCAAGCGCCATCCCGTGTGCTGCTCGCCCGGTTGCGGCAAGCCTGCGACCGAAGCCGATCACGTCGTCAGCGTCGCGGAGCGGCCGGACCTGCGCCTGTCGTGGTCGAATCTTCGACCCTTCTGCAAGCCGCACCACTCACAGCGCACGGCACGCGACCAGGGCTTCGCCCGATCGGGCGCCCGGACCCTCGATCTCCCCTCGATCGACCGCCCGACCGGGGGGGTGGGTGCGAACTTCACCCCAAAGGCCGGAGACCGTCTGGGTAGGCACGCGCGCGAGAGAGGCCAAATGGATTTTTCCGTTTGGGTTGATGGGCTTGACCGATGAGAGGGGTCAAGCCGCACCTCGTCGTGTCGAACGAAAACCCGCTCCCGGCGGCCTCGTCCGCGCCCGATTGGATGAGCGTAGAGGCGCGCGAGGAATGGGATCGGGTTTACCCGATCGTCGCCGTTCGCCGCGTCCTCACGGCGGCCGACATGGCCTCGCTGGAGAATTACTGCACGGCGGTCGGCCGCTCCCGGCAACTGGAGCGCGCCATCCAGCGGGCCGGCGACGATCTCGATCTCAAGATGATCCGCATGCAGGACAAGAGCATGTCGACCGCCCGCCAGCTCGCGGTGGAAATCGGTCTGACGCCTTCGGCTCGCTCGCGCTCGACGTTCCGCGAACAGGAGGAAGGCAGTGTCCAAAATGACCTCTTCTCCCAGCTGGATCTTTGACGGCAGCGAGATCCCCGACCCCTTCGGGTACGGGGAGCGCGCCGTCCAGTTCCTGCGCGGCCTGAAGCATCCCAAAAGCCGCTTGCCCGGCCGCGCCTTCGACCTGCCGCACTGGCAGGAGCGCATCGTGCGCAAGATTTACGGCCCGTGTGATGAGAACGGTCGTCGCATCGCGCGAACCGTCGTGATCCTCCTGCCGCGCGGCAACCGCAAGACCAGCCTCGGCGCCGCGCTGGCGCTCCTGCATACGATCGGCTTCGAGAAGCTGGCTGGGGGCCAAGCGCTCTGCGCGGCCTCGGATCGCAAGCAAGCGCTGATCGCCTATGAAGAGGCGGTCGGCATCCTCAATCAGGACCCGCGCTTCGCGGCCGTCCTCAGTTTCCAAGCCTACAAGAACCGGATCGTTCACGCGAAGAGCGGCGCGGCACTGGAGGCGATCTCGGCCGACGCCGGAACGCAGCACGGACGCACGCCGACCTTCGCACTCGCCGACGAGCTGCACGCGTGGAAGAACCGAGACCTATGGGACGTGATCCGCACCGGCCTCGTGAAGGTCGCCGGATCGCTCATGGTGGTCATCACCACGGCCGGGCGCGGGCAAGAGAACATCGCCTGGGATATCGTCGACTATGCCCGCAAGGTGCAGGCCGGCGAGATCGACGATCCGTCCTACGTCCCGGTCATCTTCGAGACCGCGAAGAACGCCGACTGGCAGGACGAGGCCGTCTGGCGCGCGGTGAACCCCGGCCTCGTCGATGGCTTCCCGGATATCGAAGGCCTGCGCGCCCTGGCGCGCGAGGCGAAGAACCGTCCTGGCGATCGTGAGGCCTTCCGGCAGCTCCATCTGAACGTCTGGCTCGATCACTCGGCCGAGCCGTTCGTCGACATGGACGTGTACGACCAGGGCGCGGCCCGCATCGACCTTGCGGCGCTCGCCGGGCGGCCGTGCTGGCTTGGTGTCGACCTGTCGTCGAACTCGGATCTTACGGCGATCGTCGCCGCCTTCCGTGACGACGCGGACGGCTTCGTCGTCGTGCCGTGGTTCTTCTGCCCGGCCGACAATCTGCGGCGGCGGTCGGAACTGGACGGCGTGCCCTACACGACCTGGGCGACCGAGCGACACATTATCCCGACGCCCGGCAACGTCGTCGACTTCCGGCGGGTTGAGGACGAGATCCGCGATCTTTGCGACCGGTTCGACGTGCGCGAAATCGCGTTCGATCCACACCTCGCCCGCAACATGCTGAACAACCTTCTCGAAGACGGCTTCCCCGCGGTCGAGATGCGGCAGGGCTGGGTGACGATGGCGCCGGCAGTCAAGGAACTGGAGCGCGCGATCGTCGGCGGCGGCTTCCAGCACGGCGGCCACCCTGTCCTACGCTGGAACTTCCAGAACATCTCCGTCGAGACCGACAAGGCCGGGAACCGCATGTTCCACAAGGGCAAGAGCCGCGACCGCATCGACGGCGCGGTTGCCGCCGCCATGGCCGTCGCCCGCGCCGCTGCCGGCGACGACGATCGCTCGGTCTACAGCGACTTCGGGGCGCGGCCGGAAGGGCTGCTGGTCTTCTGATGCTGCATATCTCAGCCGAAACCCTCCTCTTCCTGAAAAAACAACAGGCGGCGGCCGAGGCAGCCGAGCGGCGGCGCCTCGCGGTCGCGGTTCACAAGCCGCCGAGAAAGCTTGACCACAAGAGGCTAAGCCGTCTGGTGGCCTCAGCCGCCCTGATCCTTCGCGCAGGGCATCCCACGCTGTTCGAGTACGAGGGGGCTTGCCGGCGCGGTCTTCGGATCGCTCTCATTCGGCAGGGCTGGGTTTGGGCCGATGCGGACAGAAGCGCGGCGAAGGTCGTGGAAACGGCTCTTCATTCTCTCGGCGCCGAGCGGCCCACGTGGAAGGAAGGTCAGTCGGACTTTGCCATTGCCGATCGCGGCGAGCGGTATCGTTGCGCCCGCTGCGGTGGCGCTCTCGAAGGAGACCGATACAAATATTGCAGCAAGAGTTGCGGCCAGCTTGCATCGCAAACAAAAGCGAGAGCAAGCAGTGAACGCCTTGACCGCGCGCAATACCTAGCAAGCTTGGCGCTTCGCAAAGAGGAAGCCATACGAGAGCGCTCCGAACCCTGCGAGCATTGCGGAAAATACATGCTGACGCTGGAGATCGGCCAACGGTTTTGCTCCACACAGTGCTCCGGCGCTCGCCGCAAGATCTACAAGGACAAGCCCTGTCCGACGTGTGCCAAGCTGTTTTACCCGAACGTCAAAAACGGCATCGAGAAGAAATTCTGTTCGAACGCTTGCTCATGGGAGCAGAAGCGCGTGGCCAAGCCGGAAGCGACTTGCCCGACGTGCGAGAGCGTCTTCCGATGGCGAACCCGGACAATTCCGCAGAAATTTTGCTCTGCCCGATGCTCGCCCCGAAGCGCGCAGTTCGCTGGGCGGAGCACGTTCAAATGTGAAGGGACCGAATGATGGTCGCTGCCGAACCACTACGCCTTGGATCAAGCCGCACAATCTCGCCTCGCGCTCTCAGTGTCATGGCCGCCTACCGAAGGCAGCTGACCGGAAACCCGATCCTGCTACGGCGTCACGATGCGCCCGACTGCTACGCTCGGGGACGCGTCATGGGTTTCTCGGCAGCGGAGATCGTCGGCGGGGTGCAGGAAGGGCGGCGCAAACTGATTGTGTTCGCGTCTGACGTCACCTGGTCCGATCCGCTGCGCGAGGGCGACCTTGCGATCGTCGACGGCGCGGAACTCTACGTCAACACGGTCGACGACCAGCGGCGCCGCGTCGACGGCACGCTGATGGCCTACGAAGTCACGGCGGGCGGGCGATGAAGCCTTCGAAGATTGCGCCGATCTTCCGCGAGGTCGAATTGAGCTTCGCGGCGCATTCCTCGCCGAGGGTGCGCTCGAGGAAACTGGCGGCCTATGCGCTGGATAAGATCAGCGAGGCTAAGCGCATCAATGGCACGGCCGATCGGCCCGCTCCGCATCGCCAGATCGTCGACGGCCGGGAGGGGGCGCCGCTCGCCTCGGTGAAGCCCGATGGCGTGATCGTCGCCCGCTTCAATCTCGTCACCGAGGCCCTGATCTGGATCGGCGACGAGCTGGTGAAGAACAGTCCCGTTCTGACGGGGCAGTTCGCGCGCAGTCACGTCCTCTACATCGACGGGACGCCGCATGTGCCGGGCACGCCGTACCTGGACGGCGAGGAATACGCCTTCATCAACGTCCAGCCCTACGCCCGGCGGATCGAGAAGGGCTGGTCGAAGAAAGTCCCGGACGGTCTCTATGAGGGCGTCGCGACGATGGCGGCGCAGCGGTTCGGCAACATCGCCCGGATCGGCTTCGCCTGGCGCTCGCTGGAGGGCGCCGGCGCGCTCGATGCCTGGGCCGGCAAGACCAGCATGACGCGCAAGGATCGCGACCTCAAAGGGGCGGACCTGCAGGACTGGCTGAAACGACAACCCGCGATCACCGTGAGGCCGAACTGACATGGCGCACCCGCATGTGATTGCTGCCGTCGACGCCCGCTTCCGTGCCGGCTTCGTCGAGCCGGATTGCCCGATCCGGGAAGTGAACGACAAGCCCGGCGCAGACAAGACGCGCACGGCCTTCGTCGTGCTGCAGTTTCCATGGTGCCGCTCGGATCCCGCGACAGTCGGGGCGCCGGGCGGCCAGTGGTTTGCCGAACAGGGGACGTTCCGCTTCGTCATCGCCCTGCCGAAGGGCGAAGGGCTCGGCCAAGGGCCGACCTGGGCGGAGCGGATCGCGGCTCTGTTCCGCAGCGAAGAGTTCGAAGGCCTGTGGTGCATGGCGCCCGGCTCGCCGGTCATCGACGACGCTAACGAAACTGACGCGTATTTTCGCGTTTCGTTTAGCGTGCCTTACGAGTTCCAGTTCCAGATTGAGGAGCATAAGCGAATATGACGCCGCAATAACTTTACCCGACTATAAAAGTGAAAGCTGCTGAAATTCGTTGTGCTTGGCCGGCTGTACAGAGGGGACGTACATAAAGGACTGAGGAGGTGTGAAATTCGGGAACATTTCATCCGGGTCTAATGGTGAATCAAACTCCTGTACAAAGCCGATTTGCAACGCATAGCCAAGTTGACGACCTGCGAAATAGGAATCGAAAAAGTCCTTAGAGATTCCCGATCCGGCGTAAGTCGTCTCCCACAAAGCCTCCGGAGAGTCTTGAATAATTCTATCTATAGAAAACTCACCCACAATTTTAGCGACTGGTTTAGTTGAATAAATCAAGATTTTTCTTACATCTTTTCGTGAAAATATTTTTTTTCTGAACTCAAATATTTTAACCCCGTCAAGAATCTTCCGGACATGGACTGGATTAATCGACAATAATACGCGCATTTACTTCTCCAAGCTCCAGCATGCTTCTGAGCTGATCGTGGGTCAGCTCCCGAAGATCCCAGCGCGGCTGCTCTGTCACGATCCCATCGTCCATTAGGCGCCCCCTCGTAATGCGCTTTGAAAGGGCTGCATTATAAGTCAGCTTGGCAACGTACAAACGGGACCAAGCGGCCCAATAGCCACGTAACTCCTCCTCGGGGAAGACGCTGCGGGGCAACGCATAATCTATAAAATCTTGGCCATCCCGGAAATCACGCTTCTTCCGGACCTCCTCAACGACGCATACAGACGTTATGACCGAGCGATAATAGGCAGGTCCTTTGTGATCGTTTGTCCTGTAGAAGATGACAGTGTCACCAGGCGATAAGCGACTAAGTGCAAGCTTCGAAATATAGACTTTATGGATCGTATTTGTATGCGAGACGTCCCTGACCATATCTGCATCTTCGTTATGCAAAATTGAATCGGGTAGAAGCTCAGTATGGTACTCTGGGTAGATCGCCAAAAGCCATGCTTTATGGTTGGCAAGTGTTATGAAAGGGTAATCCCGAGTCCTGTCGCCTACAGTAGTTGTAAGTGACCGCGTAAACACCAATTCAATGCCATTATCGGTTGCTTTTGTGCCTGATCTGACAAAACCATACTTTGTGAAAAGCTTTATCAGCTTATCATGAAGTTCAAACACCGTAACGTAGATCCCATCACAACCTCTATCGATCGCGGTATCAAATATCTTTTTGATGACACGCTCACCTAATCGAGTCCCTTTGCCATCTATCTTGAGGGTTCCAACCTTCAGCCAATGGAGATCGGGGAGGTTTGGTTCAACGTCTTCAACTGGACCGTTCTCCTCTTTTAGGTATATCATACCGCTTAGAGAATTGTTCTCATCGTCTCTTACAACGTAAAGTTCCTCATCGGCTTTGCCTGCAAACCAGCGAGGAAACTCATCATATCCTGCCTTCAGACTATCAAAGAAAGGATCATCAATAGACAAGTTGCGAAATTTCGTTAACTCAAGCCTGCGTCCCAACCAACCCTCCCGCGTGATTCGTTCAACTTGAGGTGGAGAATAAGCCGGCCCTACCGCTGTTTGCCAGACCCAACGTGATGAGCACCTTTTTGTAAGGCCAAGGTGAGTCTCACCCTGCAGGCAGGGTGCTGAGGGGCGGCAACCCGTCTGGGCAGCCATCAATCGTTTCAGTCGTGAATGATTCGCTCTCTGCGTCGACCATGGCTTGCCGTTTAAACGGCTTTCGCACCGCTCATGGCGGTCATCTTTGCGCCCGCCATGTTGCGCGACATGTTGCAT